AAGCATTGGTTTTGGTGACCCGCTGAAATTCGCATCGGATGGCACCGTTGTTGTAACTACGGAAACGACCGCGCCCCCGGACGCTGGCTTTGCTGGTGTGTTCTTGGGCTGCACGTTTGTTTCTTCTGCGACGGGTCAGCCGACCTTCTCACAGCAGTGGACTTCGGGTACTTCGGTCAAGTCGGGCACGTTCGTTTATGCGTACGTGGCTGACGATCCGAACACCCTGTTCAAGGCTGTCGGTGTGTCGGCTTCGCTTGTGGTTTCGACCACGGGCGGCTTTGTGTATGGCGATGTTGGTTCTAACGTTTCGTTGGTTGCCAATACGCTGAACACGACTACGGGTGATTCGCAGCAGGGTCTTTTGACTAGTTCTGTGGCTGTTACTCGTTCGTTGCCGATGCGTATCGTGGATGTGGTTGAAGACACTTCCTTTGTGTCAAGCGGCACTACCTACTATCCCGAAGTTATCGTGAAGTTCAATTCTCCGTACCTCACGAGCGTTTCGTTGATTGTTGGTGGTCACGCTTACAACAACCCACTCGGCATTTAATAGGGGAGTTCTAAGAAATGGCTATTTCACGTGCACAATTACTTAAGGAACTCCTGCCGGGTTTGAACGCCCTGTTCGGCCTTGAGTACAAGACCTATGGTGAGGAGCACAAGGAGATCTACGAGACTGAGACCTCCGAGCGTTCCTTTGAAGAGGAGACCAAACTTTCTGGTTTCAGCGCCGCTCCGGTAAAGTCCGAAGGTGCTGCGATTGCGTATGACAACGCACAGGAAGCATGGACTGCTCGCTACAGTCACGAGACGATTGCTCTCGGCTTCTCCATCACGGAAGAGGCGGTTGAAGACAACCTGTACGATTCGCTGTCCAAGCGATACACCAAGGCGCTCGCCCGAGCGATGGCGTACACGAAGCAAGTCAAGGCGGCATCTGTTCTGAACAATGGCTTCTCATCGTCCTACGTTGGTGGTGACGGTGTGGCTCTGTTCAGCGCAAGCCATCCGCTAGTTTCGGGCGGCACCAACAGCAACCGTCTGACGGCCTCTGACCTCAACGAAACTTCGCTTGAGGCGGCGGTTATTCAGATTGCTGGTTGGACGGACGAGCGTGGACTCCTGATCGCGGCGAAGCCCGGTAAACTCATCGTGCCCCCGGCGTTGATGTTTACTGCCAAGCGTCTCCTCGATACGGAACTTCGCGTTGCGACTGCGGACAACGACATCAACGCTCTCAAGGCGATGGGGTCGATTCCGGGTGGTTACACCGTTAACCACTACCTGACGGATACGAATGCGTGGTTCCTGACCACCGACGTTCCGAACGGCATGAAGCATTTCGTGCGTACCCCGCTGCAAAACAGCATGGACGGCGACTTCGATACGGGCAACGTGCGGTATAAGAGCCGCGAGCGTTACTCGTTCGGATGGTCTGATCCTCTGGGTATGTTCGGTTCGCCGGGTTCGTCCTGATAAAACTGGATTGGGGGGCTTCGGCCCCCCTTTCCTTTTTGGATTTCTCAGCGTATATAGTATTCATCGGGAAAAATTCGCATACCAGACAGCCCCGACTGACGACATGCAGACTGGTGTGCTTGACTCGCATGTGAGGTAATTTGCAATGGCTACGACTACATTTTCTGGCCCGGTAGTTTCTCAGAACGGCTTTGCCGGCGCTATTGATTCCGCTTCTGCTACGATCACCAATCTGACCTGTACGACCCTGACGATTGGCAGCACCAAACTGACCACCGGTTCGGTCTCGGGCACGGTGTCGGTTCAGACCGGACGCATTCCGGTTCTTATCGGCAGCACCACGCTCTACATCGGTTTGCACGCCAGTCTCGTCCCGTAAGATTCCGTGGGGGGCGTAAGCCCCCTTCATCCGTTACAGGAGACTCAGAATGCAAACAGATGTCTTAGCCAGTAAAGTCGCTACGACTGCTGGTGATCTATTGGATCAAAATAGCCTTGTAATTGGGCGTTCTCGCGTAAAAGCGATTTACATTGTTCCTGATACCGGTGCGGGTACGGTGACGTTTCGTGACGGCGGGGCTAGTGGCCCAGTCAAGATCGTATTAAACACCAAGGCAAGTTCAACTTCTGCGGACTACACCCTGATGCCGGGTGAAGGATTGCTCTTCCAAACGAGCATTTACATCGTCCCGTCAGCCGTTATCTCCACGCTGGTGATTTATGGCTAAAACTCCTGCGTGGCAACGCAAGGAAGGTAAGAATCCTGCTGGCGGCTTGAATGCCAAAGGCAGGGCTTCCTATAACCGTGCCAATCCCGGCAAGCCGGGTCTCAAGCGCCCTCAACCCGAGGGCGGTGCTCGTAAGAAATCATTCTGTGCCCGTATGTCGGGCATGAAAAAGAAACTGACGAGTGCCAAGACTGCTAACGACCCGAACAGCCGGATCAATAAATCGCTTCGCGCATGGAATTGTTAAAAATGAAAGATGAAAATGTTGAAACCCTGAAAAACGTGGGTGACGCATTATCTGTCTTCACGGTAATAGGGACTCTAGTCGAAATGCTTCCTTCAGTTGCAGCGATATTTACTATCTTGTGGACGGGGATTCGTATTTACGAAACCAAAACCGTGCAAGGCTGGATTAAGAAGTGGAAAAACCGTGCCTAGTAAATCCGGTAAACAACATCGATTAATGGCTTTGGTTGCTAACAATCCGAAAGCCGCCAAGCGATTGGGTATTTCCTCAAAAGTAGGAAAAGAATTTATGAAAGCCGATAAAGGCAAAAAGTTCGCCAGCGGCGGTATGAGTAGACCCGCTGCGCTTGAACGAAGACGGCAGCAAGAATATTTGGAGCGTAACCCCCAGTACAGTGAACGCGAAGAAGGCTTGGAAAGTGTTTCTCCAGAAAGATTTTTAATTCCCGGCGGGGCTGCTAAAACGGGGGCAGCGGCCATATCCCGTATGGCTAAACCTCCTCGCACTAGAAAATTTCGCCCTCAAGATCCTCCTCCTGTTGGAAAAACTCCCGGTGCTTACCGTGATCCTGCTGCCAAACGTGAAGCAGACAAGGCTATGCGCGAGCGTATTAAGCAAGCCGAGGCCGAGAAAGATAAATTACGGTCGGTTGCTCGTCCTACAGAACGTAGTAAAGATAGGCTTCCGTATGAACCACGGCCTCAATCAGATGAGTCTTCCTACCGTAAAGGCGGTTCTGTTAAATCTTCCGCATCTCGCCGTGCAGACGGCATAGCCCAGCGTGGTAAAACACGCGGTAAATTTATTTAGGAGTAAATCGAAATGAGAATGAAGCCTAAAATGATGAAAATGACCAAGAAAATGAATATGGGTGGCATGACCTATTCTAAGGGCGGCAAAACCGGCGGTTCCTATCGCAAGGCGGCTGACGGCGTTGCTCACAAGGGCAAGACCAAGGGCAAGATGGTCAAGATGAACATGGGCGGTAAATGCTAATGATGCCCTCACGCGGCATGGGCGTGATTGCTCCTAGCAAAATTCCTCGTGCTAGACGACGCGGGGACAATAAGCCTGTGATCGGTACAGATAAGCCGATTCGTCACGCTGAAGGCGGTAAGGTCAAGAGCAAGGTCAATCAGGCTGGCAATTACACGAAGCCGGGGATGCGAAAGAGCCTGTTTGAGTCCATCAAATCTCGTGCAGTGCAAGGCACGGCGGCGGGTCAATGGTCGGCTCGCAAAGCACAATTACTGGCTAAACAGTACAAGGCCAAGGGCGGCGGGTATCGCGGATGAAGGCTCCTCAACAGTCCCTTAAAGCGTGGACGCAGCAGAAATGGAGAACCAAGAGTGGTAAACGATCTTCTGACACGGGTGAAAGGTATCTACCAGAGGCTGCGATCAAAAGTCTCAGCCCTGCTGAGTACGCCCGAACCACCGCAGCCAAAAGAAAAGGCAAAGCGCAAGGCAAGCAGTTCGTCCCGCAGCCCAAAGGTATTAAAGCAAAAGTAAGGCCGTATCGACGGCAAGGCATGTAATGGTAGACAAGACTACAGCCACAACCGAGTTCAACCTTGATCTTAATACGATCATTGAGGAGGCTTTTGAGCGTTGTGGGGCTGAACTGCGTACGGGTTACGATTTCCGTACGTCGAAGCGTAGTCTTGCCCTCCTGCTGATGGACTGGGCGAACCGGGGTATCAATCTCTGGACGCTTGAGACGGGTACGCAAACCCTAACCTACAACCAAGGCACGTATGACCTTGCTGTCGATACGGTTGACCTGCTTGACCATGTGATCCGCACGGGCACGGGTACGAACCAGCAAGACATCAATATCTCGCGTATTTCGTCT